GCCGAGGACTTCGGCAAGAAGGAGGCGACCGCCTACGTCAACGGCACCGGCGACAAGCAGCCGGAGGGCATCATGACGAATGCGGAGATCCTCCACACCGTCAACGGCCACGCCACCAACCTCAGCACCGACAAGCTGATCGAGCTGCTATATGCGCTGCCGACCGCTTACAGGAACGCTGCCGGCGCCCGGTGGGCGATGAACGGCAATACGCTCGCCGCGGTGCGGAAGCTGAAGAACGGCACGACCGGGGAATACATCTGGCAGCCGGCGCTGGTTGCCGGCCAGCCCGAGACGCTGCTCGGTAAGCCGGTCATGGAGATGGTCGACCTTCCCGATATCGGCGACGGCAACTACCCGATCATCTTCGGCGACTTCTCGGCCTACCGGATCGTCGACCGGCTCGCCCTGTCGATCCTGTCGGACCCGTACACCCAGGCCCGGAAGGGCGTGACCCGCATCCACGCCACCCGTCGCACTGGCGGCCGCGTGCTTCAGGCGGCGCGCTTCCGGAAGCTGAAGACGGCCTCCTCGTAGTTGACGCCCGCGGGCAGAAAGGAACCATCGCCATGATGCGCGATATCGCTTCGAACATCGTCGTCCGCCCGGTCATCGCGCCGGCGGCGAACTCCAACCTCGGCACCACGCCGCTGGTCGGCACGGTCATCGACCGCCTCGGCTTCAACAGCCTCGCCTATGCAATCATCACCGGCACGCTGTCGGACGCGGATGCGACGTACGCGGTCCTGCTCGAGGAGAGCGACCAGTCGGGGAGCAACTTCACCGCCGTCGCCGACGAGCATCTGACCGGCACCGAGGCCGACGCCGGCTTCACCTACGCCAACGATGGCGTGACGCGGAAGCTCGGGTATCGCGGGTCGAAGCGGTACACCCGGCTGACGATCACGCCGGCGGCGGCCGATAGCGGCAACAGCCCGATCGCCGCCATCGCCATTCTCGGGAATCCGTCCGTCGCTCCGGTGACGTGACGGGGGAAAGGGGCGGCGTTCATTGAGGGCTCGTAGTGGTCAGCCCAACAACGAAAAGCCACCTGCCTGCCGCCCGCCGCGCGAGCGGAGGTCTTAGGTTCAAGGTGGCGAGATCGCGAGCACCAGCCGTCTCCAACGGCCAAGGGCTCACCCGAGCAGCCGCGTTCGGCATCGCTCATCGGGGCTAGTCGAGCATGACATCCCCACCCCGGCACGGCCAGCGTCCTGGCCGTGCCGGCTCACGCGAGGAACCATCATGGCGCTGACGATCATCGAGGCGGCCACCGAAGTAAGGCTCACGACGCTCGCAGCGGTGAAGGCCGAACTGCAGGTGACGAAAAACACCGACGATGCGTATCTCAATGAACTGATTGATCAGGCCAGCGACGCCGTTCGCTCCTGGTGTCAACGCACCTTCGCCGCAGAGACCGTCCGCGAGACCATCCACCTTTCCACCTGCACCACCGCGCTCATGCTGTCCCGTTGGCCGATCACCACTATCTTCTCGGTCGAGATCAACGGCGAGGCGGAGGACACGGCAAACGTCGAGACCGACGAAGCCGGCTTCTTGCGTCGACTTACCGATGGCCGGCTCGTCTTCTGGCCCGCGACCCGGATCGTGATCCAGTACCGCGCCGGCTACGTCCTCCCTGGACAGAGTGGCCGGACGTTACCGAAGGCAATCGAGCGTGGCGTGATCCTCACGGTGAAAGATGCGTGGCATGCTCGTGAGCGAGATCCTCGGCTGCGATCGGAGAACGAGGACATCCCGGGCGTGATGAGCCGACAAGCCGCGTACCATGTGGTTCGATCATGGTCGCTTCTGCCTGATGTGGAAGCGCTGGTGTCTGAGTACAGGCAGGTCGCGATCTGATGCCGTGGTCACCACCGCGCCATTGTCCAGCGGGTCACCCACCTTATCGCGGGCAGCGCTGCCCGGCTTGCGCTGTGGCCAGAGAGGCACTGCGGCCGAGCGCCCGCGAGCGTGGCTACGACACCGAGTACCAAGAGGCCGCTGCCGATTTTCTGAAGTCACACCGGCTTTGCACCTGCGGCGAGCCGGCGGTGCTGGTACGTCACCGCATCAGCATCAGCCTTCGTCCGGATCTGAGGATGGACAGATCGAACTGGCTGCCTGGCTGCGCGTCCTGCAATGCCAAGGACGTGCATCGCGAGAAGCGGGGGGCCGGGCAGTGACCGGGGGTGGTAACGGACTTCGAGCGATGGGGGCTGGGACCGTCGGGGGGACGATTTCGGACGCGTGCGAAATGAAGGTGGATTTCCATGGCGGGTAGAAAACGGAGACCAGACCACCTGAAGGTCGTTGCCGGCACCGCACAGCCTTGCCGAATGAACCCCGACGCGCCGGCCAGCCTCACCACCCTGCCGGTGGCGCCGGAGTGGCTTTCGACGCGTGCCGCAGAGATCTTCGCCGGGCTGGTGAGCGTCATCGAGGAGATGGGCATTGCCTCGGCGAGCGACACCGCGGCGCTGGCGCTGCTCGCGTCCCGCGTCGAGGAGGTCGAAATCTGCACGGGGATCATCGAGGATCTCGGCCGGACCTACACCACGGTCAACGAGAGCGGCAGCGAGATGCACCGCGGGCGGCCGGAGGTCGCGATGCGAAGCGAGGCGATGCGGCACGCTCAGTCGCTCCTCGCCGAGTTTGGCCTGACGCCAGCGGCGCGGTCGAAGGTCTCAGCCAACAAGAAGCCCGAGTCGAACCCCTTCAAGGCACTCCTCGGTGGCTAGATGGCGCCCGGGAAGCATCCCCATGTCGGTGCGGCCAACCGCTACGCCCGTGGCGTCGTCGCCGGCTCCATCCCGGCGTGCAAATGGGTTCGCCTGGCCTGCCAGCGTCACCTCGACGACCTGAGGGCATCGAAGGCAAGGGGGTATCCCTTCCGGTTCGATCCTGAGAAGGCGGAGAAGGTCTGCCGGTTCATCGAGTTGCTCCCCCACACAAAGGGCAAGTGGGCCGCCGCAGGCGATCGCCTGCGGCTCGAACCGTGGCAGGCGTTCAAGACCGTGTGCCTGTTCGGCTGGCTGCGAAAGTCGGACGGCTATCGTCGATTCCGAAAGGCGCTGATCCTCGAGCCGCGGAAGAACGGGAAGTCGGCCTGGGCGGCGACGATCGGTCTGTACATGCTCACCTTCGACGGCGAGCACGGTGCGGAAGTCTATTCGGGCGCCACCAACGAGCGCCAGGCGTGGGAAGTTTTCCGGCCGGCGCGGATCATGGCGTTGCGGTCGCCGCAGCTCTGCTCCGCTGTGGGGCTGACGGTCAATGCGTCGAACCTGCACGTCCTCGGCAGTGAAAGCCGATTCGAACCGATCGTCGGCCGACCCGGTGACGGCGCCTCGCCTCATTGTGCGATTCACGATGAGTTCCACGAGCACGACACTGACGATCAGGTGTCCAGCATGGAAACAGGCATGGGCGCACGGGAGCAGCCGCTGCAGCTCATCATCACGACCGCCGGCGCCAACATTTCCGGGCCTTGCTACGCGTCGGTGGTGGAGGCACGGAGGATGCTTGAAGGGGTGGTAGACGAGCCGGAGTTGTTCGCCCTGATGTACGGCATCGACCCGGGCGACGACTGGGCAACCGAGGCGGCACTGATCAAGGCGAACCCGAATTATGAGGTGTCGGTCAAGGCCGACTTTCTCCTCCGGGCGCAGCGGGACGCCATCAACAATGCTCGGAAGGTCTCCGCGTTCAAGACGAAGCATTTGAACGAGTGGGTGCAGGCCCGGGAGGCGTTCTTCAACATTCAGCGATGGCACGAGGCGGCCGTCACGGAAATGAAGCTCGAAGATTTTGCTGGGCAGCCCTGCATCCTCGCCCTCGACCTGGCGTCGAAGGTGGACATTGCCGCGATGGTGATCCTGTTCCGGCGGGAAGGCGGTGGCTTCGCTTGTTTCGGGCGGTGGTACTTGCCGGAGAAGACGGTCGAGCTCGGCGAGAATCAGCACTATCAGACCTGGGCGACCGATGGCCGGATGATCGTCACCGAGGGCGACATGATCGACTTCGGCCGCATCCGCGACGACGTCATCGACCTGTCGCGCCGATTCCAGATCGAGGAAGTCGCCTTCGACCCGTGGCAGGCCACCATGCTGATGACAGAGCTGTCAGCCCTCGGCGTGCCGTGCGTCGAGTATCGGCAGATCGTGAACACGATGTCGGCGCCGCTGAAGGAAGTCGAAGCCTTGATCCGCTCACGGAAGATCGCCCACGACGGAGACCCGGCGATGACGTGGATGCTCTCCAACCTGGTCGTCAAGCCCGACGCAAAAGACAACGTTTATCCCCGCAAGGAGCGGGCGGAGAACAAGATCGACGGCCCGGTGGCATTGGTGATGGCGATGGGGCGGATGCTGGTGTCGAATCCGCATGTCTACGACCGCGCCGATTGGTCTGAGGAAATGGCCTATTTCTGAAGGATCGCTGTCGCTCGCGTCGGTCACCAGCGATTCAAGCTCGTGGTGAGTATTTGGTGAGTGAGCGCCAGGGGTTGCGGCGTCCGACGAAGCCAAGTCATTGAAAAGACTGGCGCACCCGAGATGATTCGAACATCCGACCTCTGCCTTCGGAGGGCAGCGCTCTATCCAGCTGAGCTACGGGTGCTTCCGGTGCCGGAGGCGAACGTTAGATAGCCCATAGCGGCGCTCGCGACAATGCTTTCGAAAGAACGGCGCTCGGCAGCGCTGGATGGAGTGGAGTGGTGCCCCCGGTCACGCCGGTCGCTTTGACGCCCCAGGGCGTCGGACGGCGCGGCGGATCGGATCGTGTCCCGAGGAGTGGTGTAGCTGTCGGCGTTGGTCGCCGTGCTCGCCGGCGTTTGCCGGATTGATCAGCGGGCCATTGCTGGCAGGCTGATGAGAGGATCATCGCCGAAGGGCGCGATGGTTTCCAGCGTCATGTATCTGGAGCGCTGGACGGCCCATTCGTCGTTGTGTTCCAGGAGCAGGGCGCCGACGAGGCGGACGATGGCATCGTCGTTGGGGAAGATGCCGACGACGTCGGTCCTTCGCTTGATCTCGCCGTTGATGCGCTCGATCGGATTGATCGAGTGGAGCTTGGTGCGGTGCTCCCTGGGGAAGGTCATGTAGGCGAGGACGTCATGCTCGGCCTCGTCCATGATGGCGGCGAGCTTGGGGACTTTGGGTCGGATCTGGTCGGCGACGGCACGCCATTGCGTGCTCGCGGCTTCCGGCGTCTCCTGGGCGAAGGCGGTGGCGATGAAGGCGGAGGCGACGCGCCGGCCTTGTCTGCCGGCATGGGTCAGGACGTTGCGCATGAAGTGGACCCGGCAGCGTTGCCAGGTCGCGTTGAGCACCTTGGCGACCGCTGCCTTGATGCCTCCATGGGCATCCGAGACCACCAGCCTGACGCCGCGCAGGCCGCGGCGGGTGAGCTTGCGCAGGAACTCGGTCCAGATCGGCTCGGCCTCCGACGTGCCGACCTCCATGCCCAGAACCTCACGGCGGCCCTTGGTGTTGACGCCGACGGCGATGATGACCGCGACCGAGACGACGGGCCCGCCGCGGCGGACCTTGAGGTAGGTGGCGTCGATCCAGATGTAGGGCCAGTCGCCTTCGATCCTCGGGTCAAGCCCGAGGACCCGCTCGAGGAAGGCCTTCACCCGGCCGTCGATCTCTTCGCACAGCCGCGACACCTGGCTCTTGGAGACGCCGCCACCGCCCATGGCCTTGACCAGCTCGTCGACCGAGCGGGTCGAGACGCCCTGGATGTAGGCCTCCTGGATCACCGCGGTCAGCGCCTTCTCCGCCAGCCGCCGTGGTTCAAGGAACGAGGGGAAGTAGGACCCCTTCCGAAGCTTCGGGATACGCAGCTCGACCGTGCCGGCGCGCGTCTCCCAGTCGCGGTCACGGTAGCCGTTGCGCTGATTGAGCCGCAGCGGGTTCTTCTCGCCGTAGCCGGCCCCGGTCGCCGCTCCCACCTCCATCTCCATCAGCCGCTCGGCGGCAAAGCCGATCATCTCCCGCAACAGGTCCGCGTCGGGGGTCTTCTCGATCAGCGCCTTCAGGTTCATCGTCGCGTCGGTCATCGGTGGTCTCCTCGAATCAGGTTGCGTCCACAACCCGACCTTGACCGACGAACCATCGATGACCACCGCGCAGCCGCTCGCTCGCTACAGCGCTATGGGGCGCGCTTCGCTCGCGGCTGCGCTACCGTCCAGCTACACCACTAACGGGGACACGACCCTTTACCCTTCCGCGCGCGAGGGGCGGCGCCCCTTAGGATCAACCGCGCGTCCGCGCGAGAAATGGCTCACAAGGGGATCCGGAACTTGTCTGCTTTCGTGGAGAAAAAAACGGCATCGTCATGTGCCTTCTATGTGCCAACGGTCGGCACATGAAATTCCGGCAGCATCCGGAAGTCGGTGAGAAACATCGCCTAACCATTTGCGATCAAATGGAAACCGGCGGGAAGGCAGGACAGCGGCGGGCATGAAACGGGAAAGCCCGCCAAACCGAAGCCTAAGGCTTTGATTTGACAGGCTTTTTTTGGTTGCGGGGATAGGATTTGAACCTATGACCTTCAGGTTATGAGCCTGACGAGCTACCGGGCTGCTCCACCCCGCGTCACGGCGCGAATTGCGTGCGCCGCAGCGATATAGACGTTCCGAAGCTCGATTAGAAGAGCCGGCTGAGCATTTTCCATGTCTTTTTTGCCCCACCGCGATGAGTGGCCTTCGTGCAGGAGAAGGGTTTGGGCGATCGGCTTCGCGGCGGCTCCCCACGACAATGGAAGTCCATCGGCGCGATCGGAAGGACCTGGGGCAGACCGGGCCGGGACGCCGGGACCGGCGCACCTTTGGCCGTCTCCGGCGTCCGCAGACGGTGGGGTCAGCGAATCGGCGGGGCGTACTGGATACCGCCGCGGCTCCAGAGCTGGTTCATCCCGCGCGGTATGCCGAGCGGCGAATCGACGCCGAGGTTGCGCTCGTAGATTTCGCCGTAGTTGCCGACGGCGCGGACCATCCGGGCGGCCCAATCGTTGGCGAGCCCGAGATCCTCGCCGAACTTGCCATCGAGCCCGACGAACCGGCGCACTTCCGGCTTGTTGGAGGCGAGTGCAGCATCGACTGTGTCGGACGCGACGCCGAGTTCCTCGGCGTTGAGGAGCGCAAAATAAACCCACTTGACCAGCGTCGCCCACGCCGGATCGTCCATCCGGACCGCCGGCCCCAGCGGCTCCTTCGAGATCGCATCGGGCAGGATGATGTGCTCGTCCGGCTGGTCGAGCTTGAGCCTCTCGGCATAGAGCTGCGACATGTCGCTGGTCAGCACATCGCAGCGACCGTCATTGTACGCCGCCATGGAATCGGCTGGCGAGCTGGTGATCACCGCCTCGTAGGTCATGTTGTTGGTGGTGAAATAGTCGGCAAGATTGGCCTCGGTCGTCGTGCCGGACTGAACGCAGACCTTGCTGCCGGTGAGCTCCAGCGCCGACATCACATTGGCGGCGCGAGGCACCAGGAAGCCCTGGCCGTCATAATAGGTGACGCCGACGAAGATCAGCCCTAGCCCCGTCTCGCGGCCCATGGTCCATGTCGAGTTGCGCGACAGGACGTCGATCTTGCCGGCCTTCAAGGCCTCGAACCGATCGGCAGTCGTGAGCGGAACGTACTCGACCTTGGCGGCATCGCCCAGCACGGCGGCGGCGACCGCCCTGCAGAAATCGACATCGAAACCCGACCAGACGCCATTCGCATCCGGCGCGGAGAACCCGGACAGGCCGGTATTGACGCCACAGACGAGGCGACCCCGCTCCTTGACCGTGTCGAGCGTGCCCGCCGCCGCGGGAGCGGAAAGGCCAGCAAGCACCGCCAGGGCGCCAGCAAGCGACGTGATATGCCGCGTCATCGATCGGCCCCCTCTTCCCTCGTCACAGCTTCGCGGATTGCAGGATGACGACCTTGGTGCCCACCGGCACGCGATTGTAGAGGTCGATGACGTCGCGATTGACCAGGCGGAAGCAACCCGACGAGACGGCGTAGCCGATGGTCCTCGGCTGGTTGGTGCCGTGGATCCGGTAGACCGTGTCGCCCAGATACAGCGCGCGCGCGCCCATCGGATTGCCGGGGCCGCCGGCCATGAAGCGCGGCAGGTAGGGCTGGCGCTGGATCATCTCCGGCGGCGGCCGCCAGTCCGGCCATTCCGTCTTTCGGCTGATCTTGACCAGACCCTGCCACTGAAAGCCGTCACGGCCGACGCCGATCCCGTAGCGGATGGCGCGACCACCGTCCTGGACGAGGTAGAGGAAACGCTCGTCGGTGTGGATGACGATCGTGCCCGGGGCCTCGTTGGTGCGGAAGAACACCGGCTGCGGCCGAAACTGCGGGGGGAGCATCTCCTCCTCCGCCGTCGGCACATAGCCCGGCTGGTCCTGGATCGTCAGTTCCTTCTGCTTCTTCGCTTCGGCAAGACCGGTCGCGAAGAAGGCAACCGAAAGCATGGCAACGAAGACCGCCAGGCCGCGAAGCGCCTGATTCGTCAGTCGCGAGGTTTTTCCGTTCATTCCGTCCTCACCCAAGCTGCCGCCCAGCCACTTGTTATGCGCACCGTACCAGAAGCATGGTCCCGTAACGCTCCTTGACGCCCGGATCCACCCAGTCGGTGATCAGCATTCCGCCCTGGAAATAGAGCACCACGCGATCCTGGGGAAGTCCGATGGGCCCGCGCGGCCCGATCACCGCCCGCCCGTCCGCCGTGGTCTTGATGAACACTTCCGTGGGCTGGGCCTGGTCGGGAAGATGCATGAGGACCCCGCCCTGCGACCCGGCGGCGATGACATAGGGATTGCCGCAGGCCCGCCGCGCCTCGGCCTCGGTGCGGGCCCGGTCTTTTTCCTCGCGGTAGGAGGCGAGGCCATACTTGCCGGGAAGGAGCGCGACATCGACCATCACCGGAGGCCCGGGCGGGAGGGGGAGGGTCGCAACCGCGGTCGGCCCGGCGATGTCGGTTGTGCTGCAGGCCGACAGGCCCGCGCCGACGGAGAGAATTGCCGAGAGGACCGCCATGGCGCGCAGCGTGGGAGCGCTGCGGGACGATGACTGACGCGGCATGGTGGCTTCCCCTTTGTCGGCCGGCAACGGGCGCATCAAGTGCGCCGCGCCGAGCGAAGTATAGCATCGCCCAAAGATGTTGGAACTTTGTTGACGCGAGGTGCCGGGCAGCACCAGTGCCGGTCAAACGTTCACGCCGGCACCGGACACGGAGGCCTGGCCGGGTGGATCGAACTGGAAGAAGCCATCCCAATGCCGATCGAGCCGGCGAAGGGCATCGCCGAGGGGGATGACGAAGAGGCGGTCGCGCGCGCTCGTGAGGAGGCCGAGGCGCTCGAGCTTGGCCAATCCATCGTCTACTTCGAAATCCACCGTGACGCCAAACTTCGAGGCGAGCCACGCCTCGATCCTCGCATCGAGTTCTTCGCGGGTCGCCGGCGCGCCAAGGAGGAAGTGGTAGGCGAGCACCGCCTCCTTGAACTCCTGCTCTTCGGCCGCGCCGATTATGGCGTCGAACATTCCGGCATTGTTGCTCACATTCCGGAAATAGAGGTTGCCATTGATCTCGAGCTGATAGCGCAACGCCGTGCGCTGGTACTTGACCCACTGCTGGGTGACGAAGCCGCCAAGGGCGAGAAGACCGCCGGTGACGAAAAGCGCCTGCTCGAGCCGGTTGCCCTCGACCTGGCCCTGGGTCCCGAAACGAAGTCCGACGAGAATGGCGAGAACGGCGAGCGTAGGGCCGAGCTTGAGGAGAAGCGGAATGCCGGCAAACAGCGCCGGGACGCCGATCATCCACTTGTCGCGCTGGCCCATGATGACCTTGGCATCGGGAAGGAGAGTGTTGAGATCGGCGCTGGGGATGTCGCGAAAGCACTTGATCAGCATCGACCCGGGCCGATGGTGACGCCGGCTCCGGCCGCGGCGGCGCGCGGGCTGCTCCTCCGGGTGCGGTTCGGGACGGAGCGTGGCAACCATCACCACATCGTCATAGACCTCGATCTCCACCTCGCGGGTCCGGAAGCCGAGCCACTCGCGCCGGGAAATCCGCTCGCGGTGGCGACCGCGACGGAAGAACAGGACATCCCGATAGCCGTCGGTGGCCGCCCGCACCTCGACCTGGAAGAGGGCGCGCTCCCGCGCGGCGCGCTCGAGCTCGTCGCCGGTCACCTCGACGAAATTGGCGCGGCCGAGTATGCGGCGGAGCAGGTCGACGAGAGCCGGATACGCAGCCTCGTCGGCCGCCGCACGCCCGGAATGGTGCGGATTGAAATGGTGGTAGGCTTCCTTGAGGGCTTCGAGTTCCTCGAAATGCTCATAATGGAAGACGGAGCCGATCAGGCGGCAGAACTGGCGGAACGAATCCCGCTCGGCAGGCCCATAGGTCGGATCGGCAAGCAACGATTCGACGATCTCCCCTTTCCGAACGGGGATGAACTGTTCTGCGCTACCAGCGGCGACGGCATCTTGCGTCATGCGCGACCTCCCGAATGCCATCATACGGGAAGCCGGTCCACGAACGAAGTCCCGCACCGCAGTCAGAAGGGCCTTTCCGCCGAGCGAGAACCGCTGGACGCGGCGGTCGCGAATGCAAAACGCCGCCCCGAAGGGCGGCGCGATGCAAGGGCAATGGAAGAGAAGGTTTCTCGAGAAAGCTGTGCTTGGCAG